CTGGGTTACTTCCTTGGTGTCGCCCCCAATGGTTCCGGCCGTTCCCATCAGGATGATGATGTCGAAGGCCCCGGTGCCGGCGGCCGTCTTGGTCATGGACACGCGCCAGCGCATCGTCGTGCCCGCCCCGATCGCGGTGGTGTACGTCGCGGGCATCTGCAGATTGGAGCTCGTTACGTAGTAGGCCGTCCCCGCCGCCGTACTTTGCGACTGCGCCGCGGTATTGAAATTGTGAATCCCATTTGGATTCGAGGTCTTCGGGAGCGATTGCTTGGACTGTATGGCCAGGTTGACGAGCGTCTGTCCCTGGACGGCGGGAAGACAGACGAGCAGCCACGCCAATGCGAGCGCGACGAATCGGATGCGTTTCATAAAATCGGTTAAGAGTCGACAGTTGAGAGTTGAAAGTTAAATCTCCGGAAACTGCATGAAACTGCATAGTGCACACTTCTGCGCATTTGTGCTCGCTCTCGACTCTAACGGCCCAGACCCGCTAAAAAATGGCGTAGAAGTCGTCTCCAAAACCAGGCGCGAAACTCGTGGTTAGCGGAGTGACCCCTCCGGAGTACGTTCCCAGCGTGTAGCTGCTGGATGGATTCATCTGCAGTCCATTCCAGACGATCACGAGCACGGCCGGATCGGGATTTCCCGGAAGCGTGAAATTCGTGTTCGAGCCGTTCATCGCGCCGCCGATCGCGTAGCGCCGCGGTCCGGAGGTTGGGTAACCCGGCACAAACGGAGGAACCACGTCGGTAACGCTCGGATCGCGATAGGCCGCCTCAAAATCAAGGTGCGTGGCGTAGGAAAAGGGCGCGTCTTCGAAGGCGTCCATTTCGCCGACGCGGTGAATGCTGTCCACCTGGCTACCATCGGAGAGCGCGCCCTGCACACTCTCAAACGCGTTGCGAACGGCCGCGGCCAAACGCTTGGCATCCGCGTAACTGTTCCCATAGCAGGAAAACTGCATTCGCTGCATGGTGAACGCGTCCGGGCCGTCCAGCGTCATCTCATCGGCCGCGTGAACGTCGACATAGACGATGGCCGGAAGCACGGTTCCCTCCGGCATGGACCCGGCAAATATTCCCGTCGTTCCCCCGCGCGCCGCCTTCATGCCCAGGATGGCCACGGTAGGCCCATCGCTGAGCAGCAGATTTACCAGTCCCTCCGCGAGCATTAGCTCTCGACTCTCAACTGTCGACTATCGACTGTCATTTCAAATCCAATGTGTCGCGGAGCTGCTCGCGGACGTCCTCGATAAAATCATCCAGAACCTCCTGTTTTTTGGTTTCGAACGCCGGACGCATGAAAGTAAACGCCTGCATCTTGCGCGTGCCGAATTCCAGGAACTTTGCCCAGTACGCGCGTTTGGAGGGATACACGGCCACGCTGCCCTGAAAATCGCCATTGGTCTGCGATCGCATCAGTATATTATTCGCGATCACGCCAAATTCGCGCTCGCGGCCGGCAGACACCGATCCCTGGCCCTTCTTGCCGCGCAGCCTGGCGTGTTGGAAGACGTGCCAGCCGCGCCGCACGCGCCCAATGATTTCCGTGCGCATCGGGGCCATGGCTTTGCGAAGAGACGTCCTGACGATTTGCCTGGCGACTACGGGCGGCTCGGACTCGAGCTTGCGCGCCAGCTCGTCAGCGCCAGTGATCTTGACGGTGATGTTGTCCATGGGTGATACAGAGTCGAGAGTTCACAGTTGAGAGTCGAGAGTCCGGAATTCCGAAAACTCTAAACTCTCAACTGTCGACTGTTAACTTCGTCACGCCTGCCGTGACGAATCATTCCGCTCGATACACATCAAATGCAGGAGCACATGGACGCCGTCGGGATTCTGCACGTCCTGAATCTGGAAGAAACGATCGATCTCATCGAACCATTGCACGTTCATGTTGGCGCGGATCCCCGGCTGCCAGCGAATGGTGATCCGGTGGGTGACCTCGCTGACCTTTTGCTGCGCCGAGTAGAGCTCGCGCCCGGTAAGCGTCTCAATCACGGCGGGCACGCTGGCGAACAGCACAGTGTCATCGCCGATCACCGTTCCCCCGAAAGAGTCCTGCGTAAGGTTCTGGCGAAGGATGGAGATGATGTGCCGGAGTTTGCCGGCTTGTAGAACGGTGGACGGCATGTGACTAGTGAATGGAGACTGGTGATTCGTGAAAACGCAGTCGATAGTTCACAGTCGAGAGTTGAGAGTTTCGATCCGAAATCCGGAACTCTCGACTCTCAACTGTCGACTCTTAACTGGGTGTTGACAGCACCGCGAAGAACAGCATCGCGCTGTCGCCCTGGTAGTAGAGGTTACCATCGGATTGCAGCCAGCCCGCCGCGCCGCCGCGCAAACTGAAGGCGCTGATTTTCCCCGCGCCCACCGCATAGCTGGCGATATCCGAGCTGCGGCCATGCTCGTCAGGCGCCGAGGTGATGGTGAGGTTGTGCGAAGCGCTGTCCGTGTTTTGCACCAGCAGGATATCGCGCCCGGTAAATGGAGTCTTGTTGTGCATCGAGGTGTCCGCCGCCGTCATCGTCAAATCGAGCGCTGCGGCGCTGACGGTGCCGCCAGCCGGGAATGGCCCTACCGGGGTCTGCCCTGGAATGTTGGTTCGTGCCATGTTTTCTCCTTTAAGTTCAGTTGACAGTCGATAGTTGAGAGTCGAAAGCTAAAAACTGATCGCGCGAAGCGCGGGCGGCTCCGCGCGCATTTCGCCGTCGCCAAGCGCGGGCCTGCAGGAATAGCCGCCCGGCGCATCCACGCTGGCGCGAAACGGTTCCGGCCTGTTTGCCTTCTTGACGCTCACAATCGCGAAAACGACCGAGAGCACAATCATCGTGGCGGCAAAGAGAAGCTCATTGCGCCGCGCCCGATACTCGGTATATTGGGATCTCATTTAGAAATTCAGGTTACCCGCATCGAAGCTACTGATCGTTGCATCTGTAACGCTGCCAGAATCTGGCTGCAGAAAAAATCCCACCTGCCCGGTGGCATAAGTGGCATCGGTCGTAGATCCCAGTGTGGTACAAACGGGATTCGCGCCGCCGGCCGTACAAAGTTTTGCGGTGAGCGTGCTGCCTTGCGCCTCCAGGCGCGGGAAATTACCGTTTACAAACGGCGTGGTCCCCGACAGTAGTGCGGCGGTTGCGCCAGCCGTGTGCTTGATGATCGTCCAACTCATTGGTCCGGCGCCGTTGTTCAGCAGCAACGAGTATCCGCTCAGTGCGCCCGTCTGCATTCGTGTCATTGGGCCTGCGTTGCAGGCGCATGACGCGATCATATTCGCGGCAACCTCGGCATACTGGTCGGCATTGCTCGCGGCGCTGGTGCCCGGAGACGAAGTGTTTCCCGTGCCCGATGCGACGTTGAAGTAGTAAACCGCCACTCCGCTAACGGCACTCGCCTGAATCTTGTTGCTGACGATCTGCGCGGTGGTGGTCGATCCCGGATTCTGCGCCCACCAGCTGCCGTTAGAGAGCGGGCTTTCATTGGCCCGCGTGGTATTGTCGAAAAACCACTGCACGTATTTCGGGGCCTCGCCGTACACGTCCGCCCCAGTAAATTGCCCCTCGGCGTCAATGGTGGTTCCCGTGGGATTGTTGCAGTCGATGTGCACCGCAACCCAATCCCCCGCATTGATCACAATGCCGCCGGGAAAATTCTGGCTGCTCGCGGTATCGGCGTGGGCCCCTGTTCCACCCGTGGGACTAAACGCTTTCAGGATTCCATTGAATAGGCTGAAGGTACTGGTCGACCCGTGCGCCGTGACGCCGCTGGGATCACTGACAACGGGTGGGCCAATGGCCGTGGTGCTGAAATTTGGCACACTCCCAAAATCTTGCGTGGCCGTGGTATGGACTGGGCTGTGCGGACTCAACAGAACGTACGTAAGGCACTGCGAAAGCCCGTTAGCCGATGGGGCGGTATTGACGTACATGGCAATGCTGGACGTAAGCGAATACAGCGTGCGCGGCCGCAAGGATACGAACTGTAGGATCGCGCCACTGTTGTTCATGGCGTTGTTCTCGAGGCCAAAACTTTCCAACTGCATACGGTCCTGCGACCGCGCGAGATTGGCCAACAGCAGAATCGCCAATATTAGAAATAATTTTTTCACGTGGGTTCCTCTTAGGCCTTTTTCTCCGCTAAACGCGAGCGCGTTTCAATGCGTGGGCTGCGCGGCTTGATGATCAATGTAGATTGGAACAGCCGGCGCGCGCGCACGCTCAGGTCGGCGCCGCCCGGCAGTCGGTCCGGCGTTTCCAGTAGGACGAATTTCTCTTCACAGCGGAAAATTTGCTCGCCCAGGAAGGCCGGAACTTCCGAGAGAAACTCGCGCGCGGCTTTTTGATCCACGCTGGTGGTTTGGCTGGAGGTCACGCGCAAGTCCCATTCCTTGCCAGACACGACTTGCGTTTTCGAGGCGCGCTCGGCGAGCTCGCCCTGGGCCTCGACCGCATCGAGAATCTCGACGGCAAGGGCCTTGCGCTCTTCCTCGATCGCAGCCTCGCGCGCATTGAGTTCTTCCCAGGCGCGCGCCAGCCGATCGATATGAACGGGAGAGAGAACTTTCTTGGTTTCGGGCATAGAACCTCAGTTGACAGCCTCTATGGTGAAAAACTGTAATTAAACCGCAAATACAGGCTTAACCCGATTTCGCATGCCGGCCAGCCTGGGCTTTAATTGCAGCCCTTGAATCTGGCTTTACTGTCGAAGAAGGGGCCGCCAGGGCCTTCCCAAGCCCGTCGCCAGATCCGCATTCCGACCCCTTCTCCGAGGCCGATTTTACCCTTCAATAACTAAACCCTGAGCGTCAAAAGTGAAGTCGACAGTCGATAGTTGAGAGTCCAGAGTCCCGAAAAATGCCAACTTTCACCGTGTTGGCGCGTAATCCAGAACCCTCTCGGCCCAGATCAGCCGCTGGTACTGGTCCAGATCGTAGAGCTTCTCTGGCGTGACCGCTTCGCGGTTCTGATACGACACACCGGCGGCCATCATTAGAGCGACCTTCAGGTTTGCCGGCGCGGCCGCGGCGTCATTCCCGTAACCCGCGGTGAAGAAAATCTGTACCGCATTCGGAATACGCAGCGTGGCCGGCCAGAAAGCTCCGTAGTTCGGGAAAAGTCGAGGAGGCTCGGAGTCGCTGTCCACCAGGAAATCGCCGGCTGGCGCCGTGTTGCGATTGGTGACCGTCAAATCGCCAGTGACTGTTGTGCCGTCAGGAGTCGGATTCCACGCGGGGATCGAAGATCCGGAAGATGACTCTCCTCCGTCTTCGCCCTCTGTTACCGCTGTCACTTCCTGCAAATTGACGCCGTCCGTAAATTGGTCGCCCAACTCATATTCGGCATTGGTGAGGAAGGCCGCCGGCGTGGGAAGCAGCGTATGCTGCACCTCGTCGGTGCCCATGTAGACGATCTTCTGCACGCTCACCAGCGGGCAGCGAAGCAATTTGATCTCCTGCCGATCGTGGTAATGGTGCCCGCGCGCGTATCGGGGAGCCTGGTAAAAGTAACCCGTGCCGAAATCGCCCCAATCGTGCAGGCGTGGGAACCGGTCATGGGACTGGCGGTAAAGCTTGTTCACCAGGCTGCGCCCCGAATCGCTCTCCACTGTCTCGCGCGCGCCCTGCAGGTATATCCCGAGGATCGCATCGTCGTTGCTGATCGTGACGCGCAGGTGCTGCTTCAGCGTGGCGAGCGACACCGGCTCGGCCGCTGGAGGCGTCTGTATCTGTAGGGAAGACATGGTGACTCGTGATTAGTGACTCGTGATTCGTGACTTGTGAAAACCTTTCCGTTTGGCCTTCGGAAGAGGGCCGACGGGCTTGATCACTGCTTCGGTAAGCGTAGGCACCGCCGGCGGATCGGGCGGGAAGGCCAGAACGGCGCGGCCGTCATCGATGAGGGCCTTCGCGTCGGCATACTTCATTTCAAAGACCTCGCCGGCGCGCGGCCCTGTCAAAAGTTTTATGAACATGGGACGAGTCCAGACAGTTCACAGTGGAGAGTCAAGAGTCCGAAAACTCTCAACTCTCAACTGTCGACTGTTAACTAGGTTATTTCCGTCGGGCTCTGATCTTCCGCGAAGCGCGCGCCGCTGAGGATAGCTACGACCGCGCAAATATCGGCATTGGCCCCGTTTGTTTCGACCACCTGAACGTAAGGCGATCCATCCGGCAGCGCCTGGGCGTCCAGTTCGATCACGTAGAACGTTCCGCCCGTCCCTGTCGGCTGGAAGCCGGCGGCCGCCACCGCGACCTTTGCGCCCAGCACGTCGACGTTGGCCGATTCGGCCTTGAACACGTTGAACGGGATCGCCGTCGGATTGTCGCCCGAGGCGTCCGTGCAAGCGTTCACCACGATCGAGGTGGATTGCGCGGCCTGCACGCCGCGCAGCAAAACGATGCTGGCGTGCTGGTATTTCTTCATCGAGAACGCCTGGGCGGTTTTGCCGCCAGACGTGCTCACCGGGGCCAGCGCCTGTACGACGTGGCACTCCTGTGCGAGTACTATTCCCTTCATGTGATTCTCCTTAAATCAGAATTTTGTGGGGCGGCGAAGAATCTAATTTTCGCCGCCCGGAAGACTGCACTGTCGGAAAGAACTAAGAACGTGTGGCCAAAGAGATGAATGGTGAAAGCGTGGATCCGCCGCTCTTCTGGGTGAGAGGCTTCTTCCACCAGACTTGCCCGTCCACGCGATAGACGAAGCGGAACACGCCCTCGTCGGTGAGGAAGTTCACGTGAATCGAGTAGTCCTGACGGACCCCGTTCTTGTCGATCATCACGTACTGGCTCAAGTCGGCCAGGACGAAATCGCCGGGAGTTCCGAGGGCCGCGCCATGCTCGTGGAAAATCACCGGTTTGCCCAGCAGCATGCCGTTTCCATCGCCGTCCTTCGCGGGAGGGGTATAGAGCAGAACTTGTCCCAAGCTGGGCGCGCCCAATACCAATTTGTACAATTGCGGCTTCACGCTCACGTCCGCGAGCCATGCGGCGTTTCTCATGCTTGGCACCCACAGACGACTGTCCATATTCAGAACGTCGTTCGTGGTTAACACGGCTCCGGAATCCGCCGCGTCCTTGGCCTGGGTGATCAGCGCGCCGCTGTTCAAAATTCCCAGCGGCTGGCCAGCCCCCGTGCCGTTCATGATTGCGTCCTCCACTTTGAAAACCATTTCTTCCGCGAAGGAGGTTTGGATCACGGATTCGAGAGCCGCCGCGTCCTCGAGCAGCTCATCCGTCGCATAGCAGAGCGCGATCAGCTTCTGAAGTTCCAACTCGACCTTCCGGAATTTCGGCTTGCTGGCGACGAGAGTGTCCGCCTCGTTTTTCCAGTACGCGAGCACGCCGCCCCACCGGGACCCGTCCGCCCGCGAATCTTCGTCGATGGCGTTGATCTTGATCCCGTTGGAATTCCCGGAGATCGGGATCTTGCGGGTGCGCGAGACGATCTGCCCAGTCGAATACATGCGTTGAAGCATCTCGGCTGAGAAGTCCTTCTGTACCAGGAAGCCGCCTTCGGCCGGAAGCGCCTCGTCCATACCGGCAGGACCTGCGAATAGCCGCGGGTCACGCTTGGAACCCTTGGACATTTCGAATTGACGAACGGCCAGAAGCTGTTCGGCGAGCGTGGCGAAACCGCGTTTCTGCGTGGAATTCCCGGCAGCCGTGGACGCCTGTTCATTCGCGTCATCGACCGGAGGAGTCTGCCGTTCTAATTCGAGCAGATGTCCTTCGCGCTCGAGCGTCTTGCATGTCAGCCCGAGAGCCTCGAGCTCTTTGTTGTAATCGTCGTCCTCGAGTTTCGTCATGGCGCGTTTTTCATCGCCAGCCTTATCCAGCATCGCGCGGAGCTTTTTCTTGCTCTCCGCCTCGCGCTGTCGCAACGCGATAATATTTGACTTCATTTCTTTCTCCCTTGCCCTCGGCAGCTGCCAGTGGCAGGCGCGAAGGGTTCTGTTTTGTTGGCGCAGAGATTCACGCTATCGGCGTCATCGGACGCTTACGGTGCGACTCTTCGCTTTGTGTGAAGTGGCGGCAACGGCCGCCGAAACTTGGTTGCGCCCGGTTAGGGCGCTTGAAACTAGAGCAGGTCCAGCTCGCGCCGACGCCGGTCTAATTCAATCTTTGGATCGACTTGTTCCGCGCCAGGCGCGCGGGATTGATTTGGGCATCCCGCAGCTGCACAAGCCGTGTCATTACACATCGTGTCTGCGCACATCGCGCAATTTCCAGAACCGACGTTCGAGCAGGCATGGCAGCCGCAGACGCAATCGTTTTCATCCAGCGGATCGTCGTGTTCGTCCGCCTTCGGACGGATTGGCAGTTCAGCCGCAATTCTGGGCTGATTCGAATCGCTCGCGCCCAGCCGCGCCAAAACATCGTCCATGGTGGCCACGCGATCGGCCATTCCTTCTTTCACGGCCTGCGCTGCCAGCACCATGCGGCCCTGGCCGAATCCGCCGCGGACGTCGTCCTGCGAAACGCGGCGCCCGCGCGCCACGCTTTTCACAAACATTCCGTAGAATGCGTCCACCTTCGCTTGCAGGTCCGCGCGCGCGGAATCCGAGAGCGGCTCATAAGGGCTGCCATCGGTTTTGTATTTCCCGGCGCTGATCAGAGAAACTTTCACGCCCTCGGCCTCCAGGGCTTTTGATAAATCTTCATGCGCGGCGAACACTCCGATCGATCCGACCTGGCCGCTGGGAATCACCACTGTCTCGCCGGCGGAGGCTGCCAGCCAGTAGGCCGCACTGGCCGCCGTGCCATTCGCGACGGAGATGCTCTTTTTCTGCCCGCGCGATTTGTAAATCTCTTCCGCGAGCTCGGGAACGCCGTCAACGCTGCCGCCCGGGCTGTCCACGTCAAATACGATGGCCTTGATGGTGGAATCTGCCAGCGCCTGGCGAAACTGCGCGGTCAGCTTCTCCACCGAAGTTCCGCCCGAAAATTGGCTCATCAGGTTAGCGCGATGGGAAATGACCCCGCGAATCGGAATCACGGCCACCGCCCCATAGCTTTGCTGCGATCGTGGGCCGGCCGAGATCGCCGCCTCGTCCAGGCGCGCGCGGATCTCCGCCTCCGTAAGCTTGCCGCCGGCAGCGCGCAGGCTGACGAGCTGCGCAATCACCTGCAGCTTTTCCGGAAGCATTGCCCAGGGCTTGCGGAAGACTTCCGCGAATACGCGTTCGTATTTCATGGTTAGCTCCTCAGCGCGAGGCTTGCAGACTTCCCCTCGACCGCCAGCTCCGCCAGCGCGTCGGGAGCCGTGTCCTCGATCCAATCGAGTACGCAACTTTTTTCTTCGGGATCCTCGACCGAGACGATTAGTTTCAGGTTGCTCTCCGCATAGCGTCTGGCCTCTTCGGCGGAGATGCACGTCGTCTGCGCCACCATGGAGACGTGCGATGTATAGAAAGCCTGCGCTTCCTTCGCGAATCCCGTGGGATCGATCGGGAAACGCTTCAGCGTCTTGCGCAGAGCCGTCACTTCTTTTCGGACCACGCGTCGCGCAGCCTCCGTGGCAAACGCTTTCAGCAGTTGGCGGTGCGGCTGGCTGGCATCCTGGCCGACGTCGTCCGGAGTGTCGGGAGGCGGAGCGGGATCGTTACGCTGGTCTTCGCCCGGCGCGGGCTTGTCCATAGGATCGGGCGCGTCGCTGGCCATCGCAGGCACGTATACCGTGCCGGCAGGGACCATGTTGAGCGGACGGAGGTATTCTTCGCCGCCCTTTTCCTCGGGGATGGGGTCCCAGCCTTCGCGTTCGCAGATGCGATTGGGATTCAGGAAACCCCAATTTCGCGCGATGGCGTAGGCTTCGAAGCGGGTCTTCATGTCGCCGCGCTCGAGGCTGTCCAGCAGGAACTCCGCAAAATATTCGTCATCGCCCAGCGCTTCACTGACTGGCTCAACCAGGTCGCTATTCAGGCGGCGCTCCCACCGGGTGGCGATGCCCTGCATGCAGCCGGTTTTGAACTCGATGCCCTGATGCTCAATGTTCGAGTGCGTTGCGCGATCGAGCATGCCGATCTTGTGGGGAGGGACCAGGTACATTCCGCAAATCTCGATGGCGTTGGCGCTGGTGGCTTCCAGGAATTGCGAGTCTTTGTTAGAGAGACCCATCTGCTTCAGTTCCAGGCCGTCTTCGAGAACGGCTGTCCTCATCCGGTTTTCTCCGGTCTGAGACTTTTGCCAGTTCTTCTTGAATTCGGCGCGCGCGGCATCCGTCTTGAATCTTCCCGGGTGCTTGATCCAGGTGCTGGTGCTCGCATCATTGGCGAAGAATCGCGCGCCATAATCCTGCATGCCCAGGCCTTTGCCCATGGTCTCGCGCTGCAAAGCGATCGGACTGAGCCCGACCAGGCCGTCCGAAGAAAGCCCGCGCAAATGCAGAATCTCTTCCTGCATGTACCATTTGACTTCGCCCTCGAAGCGCGAGCGCACCTGATATTTCAGTTTGCCGTTAGGTAGCCGGTAGACCTGCACCAGGTCCGGATGCAGCGGAATTAGCTGGTCGATCGCTCCACGCGGCCCGGGAAGAATGCGCGAGAATGCGTTGCCGCGCAGATCCAGATGCGCCTGCATCATCTCGATCCACTCAAAGGACGTCTGCCACTGATTGGGCGAGTCGTGCAGGACTTTATACAGCGGATGCTCTCGCGCCCGTTCCTTGCCGCCATTCGGCAGCCGGCGAAAAAGAACCAGCGGGCACGTGGCCAGCGTCTCCGACCTCACGCGGATGCACGCGAACACGGCCGCCAGCCGCATCGCCGTTTCCGGCGTGACGGCCATGCCCGCGGCCGAATCCCAGCCCGGGCGCGAATACCAGTAATCGTCCCACGGCGGCAGCGCGGATCCGCCGCCAGTCATGGCTCGAAATGCGTTTCCCGTGTGCCAAGCTAGACGGCCAAGAGGGCCAGGCTTCGGAAAGCGTGGGCTCACAGCACCCACCTGCGCCCAAACATTACGTAACACGCAAGCAGCGCCAGACCGATCAGCGCGACAAGGTCAAAGACGCGCTTCATACGAAGAGCACTCCGCGCCCCTCGTCGTAGACGGTCCCGCCATCACCAGGGCTCGCGATCGCGCGGCCAATACCCATCTCCATCGCGACGATGCCGTCAATCTTGCCGTAGTTCTGTTTCTTGATGGGGCGGCGGTTTCCGTTATTGTCTTCCTTCACGATCATGTTTCCGGCCATCCACGAGAGCACGGGGTTAGCCAGGTGCGCCAATTTTCGCGAGGGTATGTAGACGTCCAGCAACTCTTTCGTTGGCTGCGCGAAGAATTCAAACGTTTGCCGGAACTTCACCAGGCGCTCCACTGCGATACCCTGCTCCTGCAGATCATTGGCCACGCTGGTGGCCAAGTAGGGATCGAAGGCAATCTCGCGGACGTCGTACCGCTCGCAGTCTTCCAGGATGTCGGCCTCGATCGCGTGGTAATCGATGACGTTTCCTTCCGTCGTGCGGATGAATCCCTCGCGAACCCAGACGTCATAGGGCGCCTTGGCTTCCTTCATGCGCTCTTCGATGGTGTCCGCAGGCAAATAAAAATCCGCGAGCACAACAAGTTTTCCCGCGAGGTCCGGCTCGGCATCCTCGCCAAATGAAAACACTTTTACCTTGGCGGTGATGTCCTGCGAGGCGGACAGATCCAAGCCTATGAAACACGGCTTCCCGCCCATCCGAACAATCATGCGATCGCGCAGAACCTTCGAATCAATCCCAGAGAGAGAAAACCCTGCGCACTGGTTCCAATCTTCCATCTTGATCGCGGCGTTCTCCTGATTGGTCCAGACGCAGAAGTTGAGGCGCTTGACGATGTTCTGCTTCGACGGCATCCCAGTCGCCTCGGTGACCTGCTCGCGCAGATACTTGACCGGAATCGAAACTCCGAGATTGGGATTGGCCTTTTTCCAGCAGCGCTCATCGGTCCACTCGTCCGATTCATCGAGGCCGCACACAAAAGCAAACCAGGAATCATCGAGCAGGTTGCCCTCGACCAGCTTTTGCGAATATTCGTGTTCGGCCCAGCAGACCGTGGCGCGGTCGAAACCTGAGTTGGTGATGCGAAAGATGAGCGCCTGGCGGCGCCCCTTGGTGCCAGCGCGCATCTTGTCGACGACGAGAGAGTTCGGATGCTCGTGGAGCTCGTCAATCGCGGCAAAATGGACGCGCTTGCCGTCGAGTCCTTTGTGCTCGGAGGACACGGGGCGGAAGAACGAACCGCTCTCCATGTGGGCGAGGTTGAAAACGCGAGTGGCGCCGGACTTGAAAATGCGCGCAGAGAGCGCAGGCGAGGCCTCAACCATGCGCACGGCGTCTCGAAAGAGGATGTTGGCCTGATCTTTCGTCGTGGCGGCCGAATAACATTCGGCGGAAGGCTCACCATCGGCGCACAGCATATAAATGCCAATGCCAGCGGCGAGAGGAGACTTCCCATTTCCCTTTCCAACTTCAACATAGGCGTTACGAAAACGGCGAAAACCGTCTGTGGTCTTCCATCCAAACAGGGACCCGACGATGAACTGCTGCCAGGGCTGCAGATCGAAAGGCTTGCCGGCATATTCGCCTTCCGCTAAGCGTAGAACATCGGGGAAAAAGTCTATCGCGCGCTGCGCCGCGTCGGCGTCCCAATTTAATCTGCGCTTCGATCCCTCTCGCAGATCGCGGAGATGTCGTTCGCAAGCTGCCCGAACCATTGGGCCAGCTACGATTTTCCCCGCGACAATGGCTTTACTGTATTGTGTGACTTGATCGGGTGCCGAAGTACTTGCCGGCGGGATCTTCTTTTTTCTTTTGTCTATCGCCATCGGTGGATTGCATCCGCGCGCGCTCCGCGGGCGTCAAACCGAATTCAGAACGGACGCGCGTACGGGCCGCCGGCGTCATCCCAAACTCGATCAAATAGGACTTCAGGACTTTCAGCCAACTCTGCTCAGAAATGTCCGCGGGATTGCGTTTAAACTCTGTCGCGATGACTTTTTTCTTACCCTTTTTGCCCTTGCCAAAACTGTATTTCTTCAGCAGTATTCCGTGTTTCGTAACTTCCTGCTGGGCCTCGACCCATCGCTGGTAGGCGTGGCAGCACGCCGCGAGCGCTTTCCCATCGATCTTTGAGAGAAGGCCGACATTCATTAGATCGGGAACGAGGGATTTCCAATATTCCTGGGCCAAAATCCCCAAGCTCGGCGGCATTTCCGGCTCGCCAGGAGGCGGCTTAGGCTCATCGAGGTTCGGTGGGCGCTTGCCGGCATTGCCCTCAAGCTCCTTCAGCTTGGAAGGCTTCGGTCTGCGTCCTGATCCGGCTGGCATTTTTTGTTTTTTGGCCAAAACACCAAATTTTTATTTCGCGGTCACGCGCGCTTGTCCGCGCAACGGTCCGCAGCGGGCGCGATCGCAGAGAATTGATGCCCCCTACCCCTTGGCTCGCCGCCTCGAATCCCTCGCGGCTGTCTTCCAGGAGTGGCAGGCGTGGCACGCGCCCTGCAAGTTCACCATTGAGTCGTCACCGATGGGGCGCGGAACGATGTGGTCAGCATCAGTGCTTGGTGCCGCGAAGTGAAGCGGCTCGCCTGGCATGTCGAGTCCTTTGCCGCAGCGCCGCTGAATCATGCACAGCGGATCGCGCGCGAGCACCATTGTGCGCAGCCGTTCCCAGCGTCGCCCGTATCCGCGCTTCGAAGCAGAGCCGCGCCGCTGATCGTAGGCCAGCGTTGCCGACTGCGTGTGCCTATCGCAATATCGTCCAGCGCAACGCCGTCCGCAGCCGGGTTCTCTGCAGACGTTACTCGCTGAGACAGGCATCGCGATTGCTATCTCGAACGCGCAGGGCAATGTGCGCGAGCATCACCCGCGCCCATGATTGGCCTCGAGCTGCAGCTACAACTAAAGTTTCTCCAACGCGGCAAGATGCGCCACGAATCGCCACGCGATCGATCACGCTGCCTGGCGCGGCCGCAGTGAGCCTGACCACAGCGCCATTGCCATCAAGATCGGCGCGCCTAAGCCAGCGGACGCGACCTTGCAATTCATAACGCAAAACCTGCGGTCGCGATAAATGTGAATGGGAAGAATCGTCGCAGCGATGACGCGCATATTCGGCGAGATTCCAAAGCGGAGGAACGTTGCAAACAGTTTTTTTAGACACGGGTACGCTGGATGGAAGAGTCCCCGACGCAGGCCGAGCTGCGGCTGTCGAGGAGAAGCCGACTGCAGGGGAAGGATGGCGCGATTAGTGTGCGGTCACTGAGAAGTAAATGCAATAGAACCATGCTGCCAAGTAGTTATTATCGCACGGGATGTGACAAGACGTGAACCGCGATGAACTCCTTTGCGCGGGCGTCTAGGCGCGCGAGACTAATGCGCGGAGGAACAAAACTGAAAGCTCCACAGGAGAAGTCCATAGACGGCATACCCCCACAGGCACATTCCGGCGAATAAAACAGTAGCGGCAAGAGCTTCCCGTCGTTCATTGCGCAAGTTCCACCAACTCCAGACCACCCCGAAGATACCCACAAAAGCTGCCAACATAAGATGCCATGGCGGGTGATATTTCATTTTTTTCACTCCAGAAACAGCCAGTCCGCGCACTTCGCTTTTCCCGGTGCGGGATATTCGATCATCCCGGCCGAGCGAAGCGCGCCCAGGTTGTTCCCATACGCGCTGCTGGTCGCCGAAGCGCCAGCCAGATCCGCGAGCTCGGTTTTATCCACCGGTTCGGGATACTTCTCATGCAGCGCTTTCAAAATCGATTGCTGCGATCCGCTCAGCAGCTTCATGCAGCTTTGGAGCACTTCCTCGGACGTTTCAGGCGGCTCGATCGGGCCGGCAGCGTTTCGGCCTTTGTCCGTGAGCGCCGCCTTATCGGGACCTGGATACTCGATGTATCCGTTGCTGCGCAGATATCCCAGATTGTTTCCATACGCGCTCGACGTATAGCTCGCGCCGGATCGCGCAGCGATCCACGACTTCGAAATCTGCTCTCGGCCAATCGCCTCAAACTCAGCAATTGCGCGCAAAATAGCCTTTCGGGGAGGGTTCAAATCACCGTTAAGATCATTCGGGCGAGGATGGTCTTGAGTCGCAGTCGTCGCACCCCTGCTGACGGACTGCGAATGCGAAGGTTCTCCTTTGTGGATTTCCCGTGCGGAGATAGCCGCATGGGATGATGCCTCGCCCGAAACTTTTGACGCCGGCGCAGCCGTCACGTCGATTTGAATCTTGTCGCTGGAATCATCGAGCAACTGTTTGATCCTGGCACTCAGACGATTCGCCTCCCGGCGCAGCGCCTGGAGCTTGGTGTCACGCGCGGCCAGTTTCTCATTCGCCAGCTTGCGAACTTCGCGCTTCACCGCATCGAGCAGCGCCGCAGTCTCTTCCTCTTTCAATCCAGCGAAGTCGCCCAGCGCCTCTACCTTCACGATGATTTTCATGGCGTCCCTCAACAGTTCCCGCAAAGGCCGAACTGCTCGCTCGATCGCGCGCGTGTCAACTTTTGTTGTCACCGTTTCTTTTGGCGAGCTGCGAATCTGCGCTTTCAAATTCCGAATTTCCAGGCGCAATTCCTTTTCCGTCTTGGCCTTCTCCTCGGCCGCTTGCGGCAGATCCGCGAGCTTGGGCAGCAGCTCCCTGATCTTCGCCGGCGCCGGAGGAGGCGCGGCCGAGTAGTTGGCCGTGCCCACTTTCGGATGCGAAGTCTCGACCGGCCCGACATTCACCAGGATGCGTTCCTTGCTGATCGCTCGCCCAAAAGCAAAGAATTGCCCGGGCTCGAGCACTTTCACCTGCGCCTTGAATTCGTGCTTCAGCTCCGGAGGAACGCTGAGCAGCGCAACCGCGCGATCCACGTCCACATCTTCAAACGTCAGCCCCACCATGCGATTCTGCAGCTGCGAGCTGGCATTTTTATCCAGCAGAGCGAGTCGCTGCGTCGCCCAGATCGCGGCAATCCCGCGCTTGCGCCCCGCGCCGGCAATTCCCACCATCACGCCTTCCGCCGGCGATTCGCCCTGCTCGGGACAGAACATGTGCGCCTCATCCACAATCAGAATCGTCGGATGGCGCAGGCTCTTTGGAGCGTCCAGCATCCCCTCCAGGAACGCTTTCACCCACAAATGGCGGCCGATGGGATTCTTGCGGTAGCCTTCGAACAAATCGATCACTGCCGAAGCTTTCAGCTTCAGCAGCGTTTCCGCCAGCAGCCCCGCGGAGCGCACGTCGGCCGGAATGTCACCGCCCTCGCCCACCAGAAAGAAATCCAGCTTCTCGCGCAGCGTGGCGAATTCCCCTTCGGGATCGATGATGATCACCGGAATTTTCCCGAAGAGCTGCTCAGCCAGCCGGCGCAATAGCCACGATTTGCCGCCGCCGCTATTCGCCTGGATCAGCAGCCGCGTGGATAGCAGCGTCTCCAGATCGATCGAGACATTCTTCTCGCCAGATTTTCCGATAACGATGTGGCTCATTTTTTATCCGCTTCGCGCCAAGAGCCCGCGGGGACGAACAACATGCCTTCCGCATAGATCCGACGATCAGCCGGAAGAGATGTGCTGAACTTTAGAAGTCGGTACTTTTCCAGGTGGGATTCGCCGGGCTTTACCAATGGAAAGCCTCGATATTCGGAAACCTCGAAGCCCGCGCTTCGGAGTTCAGAGCTCACCACGGAGGTCCACTCACTGAGTGTCATTTCTTAGCTCCGAACAAATCTCCTTGCGTATCCGGCTTTCGAAATTGCGCGGCGTGCGGGCAAGTCTCGAAATGCGAGTGCAGCTTATACGGCGGCTCTTTGTCGCGTTCCAGTGGAGCGTACTTCTTTCCAGTCCACCAAAAATCGATTGGCACGCCGCAGAGTTTGCAGTTGCGCGAGAACGTCAATCGCCACCCGGCCGCGACCAGGTCCTCACGCGACGCGGGAAACTCAAGCTTCTGTTTCGGTTTCATTCTGTGGCCACCACAAATGATTGCGAAGTTTCCGTTACCGAGATCGATTTTCTGGCACATTGCGTTCCTCGAAGAAATGCGGAGCGGGCGCGTCGTCCGGAACGCGTTCCGCCCCGCCGATGGCGCCTACCCAGCCCTTCCAATGTTCGCTGGCACATGCCCCTTGGGAAATCGGTGGCACGCCCCATGTTTCTGTAAGTCGGCTCCCAATAGCTTCAGATTCTCGGCCAGATATTCCGGGCTCTTTCTCAGACCGAGCCTCGCTGCGCGTCCATATACGCTTGTGTGAGTGGCTCCGAAGAATTTTGCCAACTTCTTACAGGACGTATTCGGATATTCTTTTCTCAGTCGGCAATCTTCCGCGGCGGTCCACCGTTTGTATTTTCGAATGCGGCGAATTCTCAGCAACTTCGCGCGGGAGGCTATGGAGCAGCGAGAGCGCCCCAAAAGCGACGCGCATCTCTTCCGTGACATCACAGGATAGATTTCCCGAAGCCTCTTATCTTCGCGTTTTGACCACGGCCTCACCGATCCAGCCTCCCATCTATGAGGGACCCGCTCCGCAGCCGATCGAGCACGCGCGCCGCCGGCAGCCACTTATTCGACATTCCCGTGTCGCGCGTCAGCCACAACATCAAGTGCCCGCATCTGCAAACGATCATGGCATGGTTGATTTGCGTGATTCGAACCACGGCCACTCCGGCAATGTCCTGCGCCGTGAATCCGTACGTATCGCCGACAAGCATCAAGCCCTCCGTGATTTGCGATCGGCACGCCAGTGCGCCCTTCGCGCCAACTCTTCCCGGTATGCCGCTTTCGGTCCCACGCGCTCCTCGCGCTGCGCACTCTGGATGCTGATGCCGCTCTCGCGCTTCAGGGCTTTTAGCTTTTCCATCCGCTCGCGATCGCTCCTTCTCATCCTGCTTCCCTGCGCTGCGCGATTTCGCTATCGATCCGCTCGCCCAACTGTTGCCACAGCGCCAGCAGCTCGCGATATCGCGGATGGCCCGACGGCATTCGGTCCAGCACCTTGCGCAGCCGGTAGAATTCCCTTAGGTCGCGATCGCGGTTATGCACAGGTTGTGCCTGCGCGCCAGCGCCGTACGTTAGGTTCTCTTCTTTAGAAGTACTTCTTTTCTCCGGCAACTTTTTGCCGGAGCATCCGGCAACTTTTTGCCGGGCGTCAACCTGTGAATTTCTCAGCTTATGCACAGGGTTTTGAACAGCTTTATCCGCAAGCTCAGCTTGCCGTGGATTTGGCCGCCCCCTGGGAATCTCAACAGGCTCGCTATACAGAGACATCTGCCGCGGCTGCCCTTCCCGGAAATGCTTTACCGGCGAAAGCACCCAGATCTTCATGCCCTGATTCATGCGAGCCTTCTTCACCATCACGGCCCCGCCGCGCTCGAGCGCCCGCATCCAGTTTCGCAGCGTCCTCTCGCACGGCGCGCACCCGTGCAGCGACTTGAGCCACGCTTTCACCTGGCCATAGGTCACGGCGCGGCCGTAGTAGACGCGCCCATCCCCGCTAGTCATTTTTTCGGTGAACAATGCCAGCAACGCAGTCGCCGGTGACCATGCCCGAACTGAGCCCAAGTGGTTCTCCAGGGAAGTTGAGAGTCGACAGTTAAGATCCAATCATCCGCACCGTAATCCGCGCCGTGGTGATCCGCTTGCCGCGCATCTCGTCGCGATCGCGAATCACGTCCAGTCCCACGCGCGCCGCCGTTCCCAGCGAAGACGCGCGCACCACGCAAGCCTGCTCGGCCAGGTGTGCCGGCCGAACTTCAGGAAAGTACGCGGTAATTGACCAATCTTTCATAAGGGCAGTCAACAGTTCACAGTTGAGAGTCGAGAGCTGAGCCGCTGACAGATTCGGGGCCAGCGACAGGCGACCCGGGATTCGGCACCGGTGTTTTACGCGGCACGATTCCCAAAACCTTGATATCCAGGTGCCGCACGTCCTGGTAACTGGATAGCGAATATGTCGCCGCTCTTACCGCGTGGCAGTCGTCATCGGTTTCCTCAATCACTGCGGTAAAGCTGATCGCAACTCGTCGCGCGTCTGCTGGCATTTTCCCCTCCGAAACTCTCGGCTCTAAACCTGCCCGCCGGCAGGCAGGCTGTCGACCGTTAACTAAAATTTGATTCCCGCCCAGCACGCCGCCGCCGTAGCAATCATGATCAGCGCGACGATCAGCAGGTGTTTGCGGCGCCGCCGGCGATCCTCCGCACGCATCACGCGCTCGACGTCCGGAGGGGCCGAATGCAGGGCCGGCGAATTGTCCCATCGTTCGAAATCGCGGCTCATAGAGGCAGTTCACAGTTGAGAGTTGACAGTCGAGAGTTTCGGACATCTCCCATCAGTGGCCGCCGCAAGCGATGGCCTGGTTGGCGGTCGTCACTGCTTCCCGAACCTTACGGACAGCCGCCGTGGTATCGGCACAATCAGGTGAGTTCGCGACAATCGTCGCTGCCAGATGTTTGCCAGCGTTCCGAATATTCAGATATTTGGAGGGTTCATCTTCGCTCGGCGAATAGGTGAACCAATTCTCTAACTGTTCTGGCGTAATCATTTGATTTGTCCTCTCCGAAAACTTTCGACTCTCAACTGTTGACTGTCGACTGCCTCATCTCAGCGCGGCGAGGACGTGGCAGAACGCCAGCGCCAGGCCGTCGCCGAACAGCAGCCCGGAGGCAATCGTCATGCCCGATACGACGGCCGTCAGCAACAGGAACCGCACCATTCCAGGCGTCGGATCGTCATCCCACTTTTCATCGATGTTTTTTCACGAGCCACCAATCCATCACGAATCAGTTCGTAGCTTTGGAACGTCTTCCCGGCTCGCTGGGCGAATCGTAATCGGGATATTTGGCCTTGAGCACCAGCATCATGGGGCGCATCAGCACATAGTTCTCCGCGTCGGCGCGTTGCGCCGCATCGCCAATCGCGCGCAGAAATCCGCCCGAGTTCATCAGATAAAGGTTCGCTACCCAATCGAGCAGCTCAGGATCGTTTTGCAGGATCATGCACGCACACGCTGTTCCCAACGCTTGCAAGCCGGACACAAATCCGGGCCGTTATACCTGCAATTTGAGAAATGAATCCCTGCGAGGCGCTCAGCCGAGTGATAGCCGATGTGGCACAACGTGGGCGGCCCATACGCCAGGTAATGGGAGTAGTAATCGCATCGCCGCGTCCGGCATCTCCACCACGTGCGAATCCATCGTCCAAGTTTTTTCACGGGCTACCTCCGAAAACTCTCGACTCTTAACCTGCCTGCCGGCAGGCAGGCTGTCGACTGTGAACTGCCTCTACAGCAAAAAACGCCAGATCATCAGCCCTGCCGTCACCGCCAGCGCAAACAGCGACGCGCCCACGGCAGGCAGCATCCGCGAAGGGTTCGCCGGCAAATACACCGGGCGGGGCTCTTGCGGCGACGGCCATCCCGGCCAGAACTTATCTTCGATCTTCATGCTGACGTCTCCTGACTTTCCCTTACAAAATCTGACTTTTCCTGACGAAGCGTGCGCTGTTCTTTCTCGACGCCTTCGACAATCCAATCCAGAATTTGCAGCTGAATGGTGCGCCGTTTCGCTACCGCGATAAATCGGACAGCCGCTCCCAGTTCCGGATCGATGCGCATCTGGTTCGGAAGCTGCACCACGCCCGTCTTTTTCCCGACATATCGGGGCATTGCATGTCCGTTTCTCCCTCAGAGAAAGTTGACAGTCTTACTTCTCGAACGGCTTCCCATGTTCTCCGACCTGGACGGCTCTCATATTTACGGGATAGGAGGTCACGTGAATTTTTCCGTCGGGCGTCGTCGAGATCCTCGGCACCGGGAACTGGGTTCGCTTCACGTCGGTCGCGTCCGGATAAGTCGAGGTCGCCCGATCGTCGTAAACGGATACGTACCATTTGCCTTCGAGCTTCATTCCGCCTCCGCGAGGGCTTCGGCGTGTACTGCAGCAGTCAGCCTGGAGGGTGAACTTCCCACCGAAGCCCTCGTCGAAGCGGAACGTTCCTGCCAGCAATCAGCGCACAGCGGCAGCTTGCTGAAGAACCGGATTGCAGGCACTCCTTTGCGCCCTTGCTTCTCGCAATCCCAGCACTCGCGCCCAGCGATGCTGGTGCCGCGGCCGCCATTGGCCGCCCAGATGCGCGGATGGTCGCTGCGGGAAAAGGCTTCGAGCTTGCGCTTCTCCAGCATCACGCGGCGTCCCATGCGCCGCGAACGCAGCATCCCGCGCGCAATGGCCACATCCAGGGTGGCCATCGAGATCGACAGCATCTCCGCCGCCTCCGCCCGCGTGAACAGCAGCTTCTCCGACGGCTGCATCACGCCGCCCTCTTCGGAAAATATCCGTGTTTGCGCAGAAACTCCGCAAGCTTCGCGAGGGTGGTGCGTCGCGGCTTGCCGATGCCACGCTCGATGTTAGAAATTGCCCCTGTGCTCATCTTCAGCGCCTTAGCCACGACGGGGATCGTCAGGTTGCGCTCGGTGCGACACTGGACGAGCAGTTGAATCAGCTCTTGCGTTTCAGTATTTCCAGTTTTCATATCCCTAGGGATATCAAATGATATAAATGTTGTCAACTACTATTTTCAGTCCTATTAATACCTGTGATACCTTATGGGCGAGCAGCGAGTCACCATCGGAGTAATGGCAGCGCCGGGCCTGAAAGAGTCTCTGGAGCGCCAGGCGAAGAGCGAAGGTCGGACCCTGAGCAACCTGGCCGAACGATTGTTGGCGTGGTCCTACGAGCAACTGGTCGAGGCAGGAGATTCCAATACGCTAACGAACTGGGAGGCAGCCCCGCGAAAGGGAAGAATCAAAAAAAGGGGAGTGGCTTAACTATCGTTCGCGCACACCCACGGCGAGTCAAAGGGAAAATGGAAACGGCGGTGATTGTGCTCTCGGGGAACTCCCCGCGACTTTTCGAACAATATAGTAAAGATGAATAACTTGTCAACAATGTCATGAGCGAGAAACCAAAAGTCCGCGGCATCTTCGAACGGCCTCCCGGTTCGGAGATCTGGTGGATCTCCTACTTCGATGGCGATCGAAGATGGCATCGCGAGAAAGTCGGCCGCCGATCCGTGGCGATTGAGGCTTACCATCGCCGCAAACGCGAGATCCGCGAAGGAATCTTCGTGCCGCCCGAATCCCGCAGGACGAGTACGCCGTTCCGCGAGTTGGCGGAGGAACGCATGGCGCTCAAGAAAATGACCCTCGCCCCGCTCTCCTATCGAGCCGACGAACAGAGATTGAAGCCGCTCCTGGGGATCCTGGGCTCCGTGCCGGCGCGATCGATCACACCGCAAATACTTGACGCTGCACTGGAGAAGATCGCGTCTCATCAAATCGATCGCGCGATAGGCCCATGTGTGATCACTGGCGCGACGGTAAATAGATACAGGACTCTTTTGAGCAGCATCTTCAGCACGGCCGTGGCAAACGGGCGGCTCGCGGCGAGCCCCATAAAGAAGCTAAGCCGGCGCCGGGAATCGCATGGGCGCGTCCGGTATCTTTCCGGGGTCGAGGAACGCAAATTGCGCAAAGTCATCCATGCAAAATGGCGCGATCGCGAGCCGAGATTCGACCTGGCTCTGCATACTGGAATGCGGCGCAGCGAGCAGTTCGATTTGAAGTGGGAGCACGTCGATCTGGAGAGGAAGATCCTTACGGTGCATGGGAAGGGCGATCGCCGGCGCTTCGTAAACCTAAACAAGATCGCCGAGAAGGCGCTGTTGAAGTTGCACAAGCTTTCGAACGGGTCCAGGTTCATCTACGCAGACCGAAATACGGACTATGACTACACCACCTGGTTCAAGAGCTGCGTAAAGGAATCGAGGATCGCCCACTTCACGTGGCACGATCTCCGGCATACCTTCGCTTCGCGGCTGGCGATGGCGGGCGTTCCGCTGCACACGATCCAGGAGCTGCTCGGCCACGCCTCGATCGTGACGACGATGCGCTACGCCCACCTCTCGGCGGCGCACAAGCAGTCCGCCGTCGAAAAATTGGTAACTCACACCAGAACTAACACTAGGGGAAAAAGTCCGGAGCAGCGAATCCTACAAATGCCGAGTTATCAGTGACAAAGGCGCGGTTGCCAAGTGGTAAGGCAAAGGTCTGCAAAACCTTTATCCGGCATAGTGGTCGAAAGTGGGAAGGCAAAAAATGCAGCATTTCGCCGCAATCTGGCCAGTTTCGAAAGTGGAGCGATGCGTCAGGCGAGATAGCTACTCACACCAGAACTAACACCAAATCGGCGTCCAGATTTTTGTTGACTGCGTCGTGACGTTGCGCAAGAGTAGCGCACCTCGTTCCCGCACAAAGGAGACAATCATGAAAGCCCTGGCCCTCGCCGTATTCTCTCTGGCCCTCGCCGGTTCCGCTCCCGCGCAGCAATCGCTCGCGCCTCGCGCCACTCGTTCTGAAGGATGTCTGCTCGTGAAGCATAAAGGAACGGTGGGACGCAGACTGATTTGGTTCGCCCTGCTCGGCGTCCCGATTGCGCCTGGCTCCAAGTACGACTATGTGGACAGCATCGATATGCCGCCGACAAAGATGAGCTTTTCGGGGAAGGATTTGACGCAGCTGCAGGGATGGGGAGTCCACGTCATCGTGCTGGAGGGAAACTTCGGCTCAGAAGATC